AGATTATATAGCATTGGTAATGCGTTTGAAGAAGCTTCTACTCGTCCGCAATCGCTGATTATCAATCCGGTTCGTATCTCTAATCTGACCCAGATTTTCCGTAATACTTGGGCTGTTAGTGATTCTGTCCGTGCTACTCAAGTGATTGCTGGTGATACGAACGTGGCTGAGAGCAAACAAGATTGTTCTCTGTTCCACGCTACTGATATTGAGAAAGCTCTGTTCTGGGGCCAAAAATATCAAGGTGTTCGTAATGGTCAACCGTTCCGTACGATGGATGGACTGATTGCAATTGTTTCTAACATTGCAAACTATCCTACCACGTATTCACAGACCAATGTGTTCACTGCAGGTGGCACGACTAACTACACTCAACTGCAGGGTTTCTTAGAGCCTACGCTGAACCAAGCTACTGATCCTAAGACTGCTAATGAGCGTGTTGTCTTCTGTGGTGGTACTGCTAAACGAGTGATTAACGACATTGGTCGCTTGAATGGTACGTACTATCTGCAGGATGGCCAGACTTCTTATGGTCTGCAATTCTCCACCTTCAAGACTGCTCGTGGTACTTTCCGACTGATTGAGCATCCGCTGTTTAACTCCAATGCTGATTGGGCTAAGATGGCTGTTGTTGTTGATCTGTCTAGTTTCAATATTGCTTATCTTGGCAATCGTCAAACGAAGTATGAGACCTTTAACCAGGACTCTGATGGCGATGCTGCTGATAATGGTATTGACGCTCAAGGTGGTACGTTAACTACTGAGTGCACGTGTCTGGTTAAGAATCCTCCGGCTAACGCTGTGATTTATGGCCTGACTGCTGGCGCTCAAGGTTAATTATTAAATCGGGAGGCTGGATTAATTTCTGGCCTCCCACTTTCTTTTCTTAATGGAGAAATCATGGACCTCAAGACTATCGAACAAGATGCGGCTAAGATTGTTACTCGTGCTGCTGCCAATATCAAACAAATCTTCAAGTGCCGTATGCCTTGGATGAATTATGTTCTCAAATCGGGTAAAACTATTACCTTTGGTGCAGATCAAAAATTCCTGACTTCTCATCCTCAGGAAATTGCTGAACTCCAAAAGGAAGTTGATGATGGCCACCAGCACATCTACCGCGATCCTGAGGAACTCCAAATCGACACTACCCTCCAAGACAAGATTCGAGAAGCTCAGAAGGAAGTCACTCTTAAAATCCTTGAAGAAGCTAAACAAGCAGAAGCGAAGCAAGGTCAAAGTAATTCGCAAGCAGGCTCACAAGTGGCGGCAGGAAGTGGCAGCAATCCTCAGGGAACTCAAAGTATGAGTGCTGCACAATTGTTAAATGTTTCTAGTACTGCAACTTTAGGTGCGCTTGCTGCTGGTTCTTCTAGTGGCGGTGTTGCTGCAGGTCCCACTAAGTAATTAAACCCATTCTTGGATACAATCAATGTCAACCACTTTTGCTCAATTAACCGCTGACGTTCTCACGATTGTGAAGCGGCCTGACTTAATGGCTGATATTGTATTGCACTCCAAGAATGCAATATTAAAAGCACACTCAGCTGATTACTGGAAACAGGATCTGTTTGAGAGTGCTTTTAGTTTTGCACAACCAGCTGTACTGTACACTCTCGATAAGACCTCTCTTCTTTCTAGATGGAAGAAGTTATCCTATCTCTCTACTCTTGATCCTAGCACAATGTTGAGGGCGCGAGATTTAGAGATTATTGATGTGCTGTTAACCCGAGATTCTTACGGATATTTGCGCGATTACGTAGCATATGAAGCTGGCTCTAATCTTCAAATTAGATGCTCTGATTCGCCACAATATTTCAATCTTGGAGTGTATCTCTACCCTGATGTAACTCTCCAGAATCCTTCTTGGATTGTTGACAATTTTGAGTTTGCAGTAGTTTATGAAGCTGCAAGAACTCTATTCAAATCCATTGGTTATGATGCACAATCCAATTCAATGGAATCATTAGTTGCAGAAGCAATGGCAGAAGTTCGCATGGCTGATACTGCCTTACGAGGAGAATGATTAATGAGTGACGCAAGCATCTGGACTGGACCTGCTACTGATGTTCCAGTAATTAATGCGGATGGGAATCTCTTTGAAGAAGTTCAAATTGCAGCTGCGGGCCAAACTGTATTTGCTCTCACGAGTTTTCAATATACTCCAGGCACGCATTCGCTGTTTGTATTCCGAAAAAGTGGCGCTCAAATTGGTGGAGGCATTCTCAGGGTCGGAACTGATTACACTGAAACTGATAATTCTCATATTACTCTCACTGCTGGTGCCACAGTTGGTGATATTCTTACTTTTGTTTCCATCGCATTAGCCCAAGCTATTCCTGCTTATGCAACTAATGGATTAATTCCTGGTGGAACCACTGGACAAATTCTCGGTAAAGCTTCCAATTCTGACTATGACCAAGAATGGATTGATTTAACTTCCCTTCCAGTTCTTACTGATGGTCCTAGGACTAATGTAGCTTCTGCATCCACAGTTGATCTAACCACTGTTGCAGCCACAACTCGAAATCTTCTCATCACTGGTAACATCCAGATTGATGGATTCCAAATTGCTAATGGAGAAGTCTTCGCAGTTAAGTTCGCTTCACAACTCACCATTAATAACAATGGAAGTATTGTAACTCCTACTGGAAGTTCCATTAAGACTGGAGCTAATGATACTTGCTGGATTCGCGCTACTGCAGCTAATATTGTTGAAATCATTGGGTATTGTAGGGCTGGTTCATCCATTGTGCCTAACGCAAATGGTGGCCGCCTCACTCTCGCTAGTGGAACTCCAGTCACTAGGAATGATACTTCTGGGACCACTGTATATTACACTCCATACATTGATAACAAAATCTCTTTATGGAATGGATTAACTTGGCAACTTGTTGAATTCGTAGAAGTTTCATTCAGTCTTTTAGGTGCAGCCAATGGTGTACCTTATGATATTTTCGCTCAATTAGCGGGTGGAGTTGTATCTCTTTCTGCTGTTAAGTGGACTAGCAATTCTGTACGTGCTACAGACATTGTTAGACAAGATAATGTCTATGTTCTTTCGGGTTCTCCACAATTTAAATATCTTGGTACTGTATATCTGAGTAGTGATGCTTCTATTCACGATACTCGCAGACAGCGATTAGTTTGGAACATGTATAACCGGGTAACTCGCTCTCTTCTGAGACTGGAGACGTCGGCTAACTGGAACTACACTACTGCTGTGATGAGGCAAGCCAATGCTAATGCTCTCAATCAAGTTGAAACTATTGCAGGTTTAGAGGAGGATGCAACTGAAGTATCTCTTCTTTCTTCTGCCTCTAACACTACTGCAGGTGTTCAAGTATTCAACTTTGTCTCATTAGATTCAACCACTGTTGCTAATGCAGAAGCTAGTAGCGCGAATCCTAATACTCCTGGCGCAGGTTATCAAGTTCAGATGGCCGCGAAACTTTGTACTATTCCTGCGGCTGGCTTCCATTTCTGGACATGGTGTGAACTTTCTACTGCTACTGGTGCTACTACCTTCTATGGAAGTACCAATAACAATGGACTCCACGGAACTTGCCGGGCCTAAGTGGAGAATATAGATGCCCTTAATTGCATATCGAGGCAACCTCTCTGCTGCAACTTGGCCTTATATATCAAAGTTTCAAGGCCGTACTATTATTGTACGCGCACAAGATAACAACTTTTCGCGCCAACTCGAATCATCCTTAGACACTGATAAAGACATTGGGCAACCAATGATCTATTATTGTCATAATGTGATGCCTACTGGTAATGGATTCCAGTCAGTAGGTTATGAGCAACACATTAGTGCTATTGATGGAACTGATAAGGGGATTAAAAGAGAATTCACTGTTCGTGATGACTCTTTTGCAGGTGGCTCAAAAATCTATCTAATGCTCGGTACTGGTGGCTTCTACTGGACTGAGAATGAGAACTTAGGTTATCAAGGTTATGTGCAGAGTTATTGGGATGGTTCTGCATTCCAACCTCTTCCTGCTAATGTACAAGATTTCCAGGTCACAACTGCACATGTGGCTGGTATTACTTATATCTACATTGCAACTATTGGTTGCTTTGTGTGGGATTTTGCCAATTCTAGACTCACTCTTCAAACTCTTACTGGACTCAATCCAGTAGCAGTTGTTGGTATTACTGAATCCAATGGTTATCTGATTGCATATTCTGCTAATGCTGCATCATGGTCTTCTCTGATTGATCCTACTGATTTCACTCCTTCTTTACAAACTGGTGCAGGAGGTGGCAATGTTGAAGGCATCAAAGGGAATATTACTTGTGGCGCGCCAACATCTAATGGATTGGTGCTCTACACAGAGAAGAATGCAGTTTCAGTTCTTTATACTGGCAATGCTCAATATCCATTCCAGTTTAATGAGTGTGTTGGCGCTGGAGGTGTATCTACTCTCGAACGGGTGAGTTACGATGCTGACTCTGGGTATAACTATGCATACACATCATTCGGTATGCAAGTTCTTAAAGCTAAAGCTGCTGAATCAGTATTCCCAGATGTTACTGATTTCTTAGCTGGCCAATGGTTTGAGGACTTCGATGACACTGCACTCCAATTTGCATACCAGGCTCTTTCGAGTCCTATGCAGAAGAAGCTTGCATTCATTGCCAATAGATTCCTTGTTATTTCCTATGGTGTAAATGAACTCACTCATGCACTTGTGTATGATGCAGTTCAAAAGCGTTGGGGTAAATTAAAGTTCACTCACACAGATGTATTTCAATATGATCTATTAAGTGAATTAGTGAGTGATATTCCTAAGAAATCCATTGCATTGGTTACTAAAGAGGGCGCGGTCTATTTAGTTAACTTCGCGATTCCATTTACTCCTAGAAGTGGTACGCTTCTCTTAGGTAAGTATCAATATGTACGTGAGAATAATCTTCAACTCCAACAGGCTGCTTTAGAAGAACCAGGTCCTGGAATGATTTGTTATGATTTCGTATCAGCAGATGGTAAGAATTATTCTCAGGTCATCAAAGGAATTCCTATTCAAAGTAGTGACGATCTGGTAGTTTATGGATTTGGTGCGCCTGATGGAAAGAATCACTCACTCTTACTACAAGGTGCATTCAACATCACATCTGTTGAACTGAAATTCAACACCACTGGTAGGATGTAATGGCTGGATTTAGATATTCAACTCCAATCATTATTCCTGAAACTTCTCAGGTTAGTGATAGAGATACACAACAAGAATTGACCTATGTGTTTAATGCACTTAGGACAATGGCCGCACATATTGATGATGTTACTGGTGCTCTCAGTCCTCTAGTATCATCCTGGCCTCAGATCACTCCACAGAGTTCTATCCTTGGGAATAATATTAATAAGTTCCACTGCATCTGTGGAGCTGATATTCCTTATGGAGCATTCGTCAATTTCTATTCTTTAGGTGATGGCCACAATGTACAAGCAAGACCTGCACAGGCGTCAGGATTCGCAAAAGCTGCGGCCGGTTTCTGTCTTGATCCTGCTGGATTTTTAGCTGGCAATTGGGGAGAATTTGTAGTTGGTCCTGGAGTTAACTATGGCATTGGTGGAATGACTCCTGGAAATTGGTATTTTCTTGATCCTACTTCTGCTTCTGGTCAAGTCACTGCTGCACAACCTACAACTCCTGGGCAGATTGTACAACTTTGTGGGATCGCCATCAAAGATAACGCTCTATTAGTTGGTTCACTTAACAATTGGAGTCTGCTGTAAATGGAACATTCTGCTAAAACCGAAGATGGTATGATCACGGAGCATTTCTCGTGGCAAGAAGCTTTCATCACTACTCATCGTGAAATTGAGAATGAATTTGAAGATGATGGAATTCTTATCAGCATTGCTCGTACTGCTGTGAGGATGGAGAAAGTTCGTGAGATTCTTCAAGTTCCTATCACTGTTAACTCTTGGTACCGCTCTCCAGTTCTTAATGCTGCAGTAGGTGGCGCAAAAAATAGCGATCACATGGTTGGCTGTGCTGTTGATTTTATAGCGCCAACTTTTGGTATGCCAATTGATATTGCTAAGAAACTGATCCAGAATAAGGAACTTCTTAACTGGAAACAACTTATTATGGAACATACTTGGGTCCATATCTCTTGGGCAGCGATCCCCGGTACTCCAGCAAAGTTAGAAGTTTTATCCTTACTTGCAAATGGCGGCTACGCTATTGGACTTACTGATAAAGCTGGCAGATCTCTAGCTTAAAGGAACTAGATATGGATGGGCAATCTAATCCTCAAACTGGCCGCACTCTTTCTCAAGAAGATGTTGATGCCATTCTTGATGCTTTTGAAAATAGATTCTATACCAGAGCAGGTAAGACATTTGTAGAAATCGTCAGGTATGGATTAGTTGCCCTAGCCATTGCGGTAGCTGCTTATGGCTATCATGTAAAAGGATAAGATCATGGACTTCACTGCTATCATTAAAGCTATCTCTCCACTCATTGGTACTGCTGTTGCAGGTCCATTAGGTGGAGCAGCCTTAGGTTTTCTTGCTGATAAGCTTGGAGTTCCTAAAGAGCAAACTGATAACATTGTTAATGCTCTCCAAGGTATTGATCCTCTTAAGCTCAAAGAATTAGAACAAGATTTTGCTAAGTGGCAGATTGAAGAACAAGATAAAGTTATTCAATCCTACCTTGCAGATACCGCTGATGCTCGTAAGAGGGATTCTGATATTCGTAAAGCTGGCCAGCACAACTATCGTGCTGACTGGATTGTAGTAATGATTTTCGCCGGCATGGTCGCATGTTTCTATGTGGCTCTCCAGCATGTTGGTATTGATGAATTCGGTAAGAACATCATTCTCACTCTTCTCGGTGTTCTAATCTCTGAGTGGAAACAGATCACTAACTTTGAATTCGGCTCTACTCGTGGATCTAAAGATAAAGATATCACGATTCAAACCTTATCGAAAGGTTAAGAGGTAAACAATGCCCTATCAATTAGCTCCACAGCAAAGCATGTATCCCGGTTCTGAGTTAACTGGAGTGGCTAACCTCGCCTCACTGTTTCTTCCTCAGAGTGGAACCTCTACAACTACTGGCTCCACTAACTCTAATACCACTGGGAATACCTCTAATAATGGGACTACTACCACTACTGAGGGAGTTTCTCAGGCTGGTGTTGCTCAGTTAGTTGATAATATTCTGAGTGGTAATCAAGGATTAGCAGCTACTGCATCTGGCGCGAAAACTGCAGGATTGTATAATTCTTCCACCAATCAACTCTTAATCAATAATCTTCTCGCTCAAACTGCTGGGCAGGCTGCGCTCTTAAATAAGAGTTCTACTACTCAAACTGCTAATTCCCAACAGACTAATAACAATACTGCTGGCACTACCAATCAAAATGCTAACACTACACAGGCTGCGAGAATTTCTCCCAGTACTGCCGCGTTTGGTTTAGCAGGGCTACAGCTTGCAGGTTCCAAAATGGGGCAAGCAGCATTAGGTAAGTTAGGTATCAACTTCGGCTCTAGTGCTGCTAAAACTGCCGCGCCTGCTGTAGCTCCTATTGCTAGAACTGCAGCTTCTTCTCCTACTGGCAATACTGATCTTACGAATCCCAGTTCTAATGTGACTGCAGATTCTACTCCTGTTATTGCATCTAACAATACCTCTGGGATTGATGTTAATAATCCTAGCGCATTCACTGCTAGTCCTGGTATTGCTTCCACTGGTGATGTTCAATCTGTCACTGGGAATAGTTTAGGTGGAACTGACTTTAGTTCTGGATTAGACACCAATCTTTCTAGTGGAGATATGTTCGGTATTC